TGCGGCGGCACGAACGCAGGTCACCATTGATGGCGCTTTGGGTGACTTTGGTCATCCTGAAGTAGTGCATGGACCCGGACAGGTTCTGCACTTTTGGAATACGGTGACTAATAAACTGACCCCGAACGGTCTGAATAACTTCGGCATGGTGCGTGTGTCTTGTGTTGGACAGTCCACAGCAGCATCAGTGAACCGCTTTGAGTTTGAGCTGGATGTTGGTGGTGGCACACCTCCTGTTATCTACCATGAGACCTCAGTGTTTGCGAAGGGTGCTGGCAACCCGCAGAGTTTCAACTTCATCATTCCATTGTTCTCTGGCGTTGACTTTCAGGCGAACGGTGGCACGTTCTACATCACGCCACTGGCTGACGCGACCTTCTGGGAATTTGCGATCACGTCAGTGCAGATATATGGAGCTGCGCCTTGAGCAATAAAACATATACTGAGTTGAGCGACAATCTTCAGGCATGGATGGAAGATGATGACCTCGAATTTCAAGGGGCGATCGATGATCTGATCAATCTTGGTGAGATGCGTGCGTGGCGCGATCTCGACCTATCCATCTTCACATCAGAAAACACAGCACCAACTTCTAGTGGCGTAGAGACAGTAACAAAGCCTGTTGCCGACACTGAGCTGGTGGTGACACAATCTATTTATTACGACAACGCAGGCGTGAGAACTTTTCTCGAACTGCGGTCTACCGATTTCGTCAGGGATCATCAGGTGATAGGGGCAACAGCTCCACCTAAATACTACTCTGAACAGACTGAGACTGATTGGCTTCTCTCACCGATTCCTGACGGGACTTATACACTTAACGCTCGTGGCGTGACGCGCCCAACGAGACTCTCTGTTGGTAATGCAACGACATGGTTATCACTGCATCAGGATGATCTGCTCTTCAAGGCGTGCCTTGCTGAGTCAGAGAAGTTCCTGAAGGCTGATGATCGAGTTGAAGTATGGAAGACCGATTACACCGAGCTGCTGGTGATTGCAAAGAGAGAGACTTACGAGCTACTCAATCAACGATATAACCTGACACCCATGGAAGTGCCAGCGTCACCGACTAATCAGAGGTAAGAAATGTCTACCATTAGCCCATTACTCAGGATGACTCTACAGGCTCTGGATGAGAACCCAGACACATGGGGAACCGTTCTTAATGTCAGCGCTCTTCAGGTTCTGGAAGACGGTATCTCTGGTACTGCTGATCTCGATATAACAGTCGCACAGGACTACACGCTGGATGACACTGCTGGTGGTCCCAGTAACGCGACAAGCGCTCGCTACATGATCCTTAATCTGTTTGGATCACCCGGTGGGTCTCGTAACATCATCGTGCCAACTCGCAGCAAAATTTATCTGGTTGCGAACACATCCGATGGTGATGTTGTGGTGAAGACGGTTGCAGGCACAGGTCCAACAATTATTGCTGGTGAGGCACAGTGGGTGTTCTGCGACAGTACTGACGTAATCGCAGCATCCGCAGCGACATCTGTAACGGCAGCGAGCGCAACGGAAGCCGCGAATTCTCTTCAGTTGATTAGTGTTGATGGTGCAGACTTTGCACAAAAGGCTTTAGCACAGACGTTCACCCAAGGTCAGGTAACAGAACGAGTAGAGCTGCTTATTGATACTGGCAACGTCAACATCGACTGTGCAGACAGTAATGCCTTCTACCACCTGACAACCGCTGCATTCAATTTAACAGCACCTGCCAATGCGACTACCGGGCAGCAGTTCAGCTTGTTTGTTGAGCAGGGTACTGGCGCACCACATGCCATGACTTTTGCGTCTTCCGCATTCATGGCAGCTGGTGGCGCACCTGTATTATCAACGGCATTCGGCAACATTGATTACCTTGGTTTCGAGTACGTCACTGGTCTTAATGACATTGGTGGAGCGCGATGGCTGGTGTCGATAATCAAGAACGTGGTTGTTATTTAATGTGGCGCATACCAATCTCTCTTATCGGTGGTAGCGGAGTCTTTGATGTAGAACCAGAGATCGACACCTACATTGGCGACCTATGGGTATTTTTAGGCTCTCCGTCTGAACCAGTTGATGTCGTAGTCAGAGCAAACAATGTTGATCTTGCGGAAATAATCATCCCGGCTGATTTTGCTGCGGGTAGCACGTTCCAGTTTACCGCTACCAATAATGGACGCTTCATCGGAACAGGTGGTGCTGGTGGTGCTGGAGGTGACGATAACGGCAACCAAGGCACTAAGGGTGGTGGCGGTGGTAGCGGTGGACATGCAATTCAATCAGACACCTTCGCCGTTAATATTGATATTGATGACGGCTTCCTGCTCGGCGGTGGCGGTGGAGGTGGTGGTGGTAGTTTCAACGACACTGGTCTTGATGGTACTCCGGGCGGCGGTGGTGGCGGTGGCATCGGTTGGGGTGATGCCGCTGGTGGCGCAGCAGGCTCTCCGACAGGCTCTCCGATAGCAACAGCTGGCACGGCAGGCACTCAGACCTCAGCAGGTGGTGGTGGAGCAGGTGGCACATCTGGCACTAACAATGGTGGTTCAGGGTCTGGCTATGGTTATGGCGGCACCTATGGTCAGTTTGCCAATCCATCCACAGGTATTATTGGTGGTAGTGGGGCTGGTAACGGAGGTTCCGGTGGTAGAGCTGGAGCAGCCTTTTTCCCAGAGAACCTTGCGCCTCCTACATTCAATGGAGCGAAATCAGAAGCAACTCTTCGTGCTGAATTACGCCTGAAGGGTGAGACTGATGGTGTTCTCAACCTTTTCGATATAACCAGTTTTGCCGTCATTGTCAGCTCTGGGACTGACACTGTTGGCTACGGGTTCTTGGCTGACAGCGGTGGTACTTTACAAAGAATAAATACTGAGAGCGGCAATCAGAATTTAACTACTTCGTGGTATGACGGTAATTCCATCACTCCGGGCGACTACGAAGTACGAACGGTAGTTGGAACTGGTGGTCAAGTTTGGGACTTGACTGGAGCAGCTGATGGGACGTGGGTTGCACTATCAGTCCTTAAAACGTGGTCGGTTTCAGCTACAGATGTGCGTGATTCAGCATCCTCTCTATTTCAAATAAGAAGGGCTGGTGATACTGGTGGTGGTGATGAAGGGACGGCTGCATCTGCATTACTTATTGCCATTATAGAGTTCGAGCCGTAATGACACAGAAAGCTGTCTTTAATTTACCGATTGGTGCTGGTCAATATACTGAGCAGTCTGAGCGCGGTGCTGTTGGTCGCTGGTTCTCGATGGACAAAGTGCGCTTCCGCAAAGGGCTGGCTGAGAAAATAGGTGGCTGGACAAAGGTTGAGCCACAGTTCATTGGCACCTGTCGTCGCTTGTTGGATTGGTCTTCGCTGGATGCCAAGCGCTGGTCTGCGATTGCTACCGACACCAAACTGTATCTATGGCAGGACGGCACCCTCTTTGACATCACTCCGCTAAGGCACGTCTCAGAGCCTGTTAATGGTGGTCTTGGTCCTTTTGAGACCTTCACTGGTGAGACACGTGTGCAGGTTACTGACATAAATCATGGGTCGCAGCTTGGTGACTACGTAGAGTTCTCGAATGCTATTATCGGTGGAGCCAGTGGCCTTGACTTCAATGGTGAGTACACGGTTGATCTGATCATTAATCCAAATCTCTATGAGGTAACCAATGCTGGTACAGCGGCTACTGGTGGTGCCAACGAAGGTGGCACAGTGGTCAGGGCTGAGTATCAAATCACCATAGGAAAAGAGACCGCTGTCGCGGCTACTGGCTACGGCACAGGTCCGTATGGGCGTGAGGGCTACGGTAACGAACGGACAGGATCAACACTGGTGCTGCCAATACGAACATGGTCCCTCGATACGTGGGGCGAAGACTTACTGTGCTGCCCACGTGGTGGACAAATGTACTGGTGGGATCGCTCTAAAGGTACTGGCACAAGAGCCTCTCCATTTGGTGGTGACGCGCCACCCAACAATGAAGCAATGATCGTCTCGCAGCGAGACCGACATGTGATCGCTCTGGGTGCGTTCGACTTCTTCAACAACGCCTTTGACCCGATGTTGATCCGATGGTGTTCCACTGAAGACCTGAATGATTGGGTGCCTACCAGCACCAACACGTCAGGTGACCTCAGACTATACTCAGGCTCCAAAATCGTCACAGGCGTACGCTCACGGCTTGAGACGATCGTTTTCACGGATGTCAGCGTTCACACATTGCCGTTCTTTGGTGGCTTTGATGTCTTCGGTCTGAATACGGTCGGTGAGAACGTCTCCATACTGGGTCCGAACGCAGCAGTACCGATTGATGCTCGCGTAATCTTCATGGCTGAGTCTGACTTCTACATCTATGACGGTATTGTCAGGGTGCTACCGTGCGACGTACGCAACTGGGTGTACGACTTCATTAATGTCGATCAGCGAGACAAGGTTTACGGTGGTCTGAATCGTGAGTTCAATGAGGTCTGGTTCTTCTACCCATCGTACGATCCACTGGCTTACGCGCAGCAACCGTTCGATCTGAGGTTACCATCGGGATTTTCTCTATCGCAGGGCAGCGGCACGATCGGATACGACTACGTATTCAACTCATCTGATGGATTTACAACGCCAACTCGCACAGCAGATAATGGTTACGAGTACGATTACGTCCTGACCAATGATGAGCCAATCCTGACTCCGACAGAGTGTGAGTGGGCTGTAGAGTTTGCGTTTGATTCTCTTGGTGGTGGTGCTGAGCGGTGGGGTGGCATGGTGTTCCTGCGTACCGAGATCACAGGCACTCCTGACACTACCTCTGATGATGCTCAAGGCATCTACATTGAGGCTGACATCTTTACTGATACGATTCGCGTCAGGAAGAAGAACGCAAGCGGCGTGAAGAGCGTCTTGGATAATGATCCGGGCTTGGTTACGTTCACCGCAATATCGTCGGCAGCTGTAGTGGATACGAAGTACACACTAACGGTGCAGTTCGACACACCAAATCTTACCTTGTGGCTCGATGACGTTCAGGTATGGCAGATTGCCTTATCTACTCCTGAGCTGGCGTTGTACACAGACGGTTCTGCTGGGCTTCATATGGAACCAGCGGCAACAGCTGTAAATGCGTTCCGCTTCTACAACTTTGCAGTTGGTCCGGTTGGCGTACTGACTGCACAGAACTTTGACATCAGCCCGATTGAAGTGAATCGTTACGTGATGTACAACTACGAAGAAGGCACGTGGGCTACTGGTATGCTGGCTCGTACAGCATGGGCAGATCGCTCACCCCAGTTTGAGAAAGCCTATGCAACTGGCGCTGACGGTTACCTGTATGAACATGAGACTGGCACCGATGCTGACGGCGTAGCGATGTCAAGCTATATCGAATCATTCGATATGGAGATACCGACCGCTGGTGAGGAATTGATGCACGTAGACCAGCTTATCCCCGACTTCCTGACGCTCCAAGGTAGCGTTACTGTGAACCTGACGGGACGCAAATATCCAGCGGCTGACAGGATAACGAAGGGACCGTACACGGTGGATGCCAACACAAGGAAGGTATCAACCAGAATACGTGCGCGGCAGGTTGCAGTTAAGGTCTCATCCTCTGATACCGGAGACAAGTGGCGTATGGGCAACTGGAGGGGAAGAGCAGGACCACACGGTAAGCGCGGATGAGTCGGCAACGAGTTGCATTTCCATCCTTTCGGATAGAGGAACCGATCAAGCCGTACGATATGCGGCTGCTTGTGGCTGCACTCGAATATCGTTTCCAGTCACTGGAAGAACAAGAATCCACCATCCCTGACACTGAGTTTGACGACAACCTTGATGCTCTCTTTGCGCCAATAATTCACACGCACGTTGTCGCTGACATCCTCGACTTCGAGGAAAACGTACCGTCAAGCATTTTCGATCTTGATGATGTTACTGGCATACCCATCATTGGTGAGAGTCTTATCTGGGATGGTGATGAGTTTGTACCCGGAACTGCTGGTGGGACTTTAGCGCTCGGTGAACTGACAGATGTTCATATACCAGCCCCAGAAGACGGTGAAATACTTGTTTACGTCGATGCTAATAACAGATGGGAAGCGATAGAAGCGCCCGGTGGTGTCAGCGTTGATTCTCTTTTTGGTCTGACTGATACCGACCTTGCCACAATACCTCAACAAAGGTACGACTTGCTGTTCAATGCTGACGGTACTGAGTGGAAGAACACAGGAGGCAAGCTGATATGGGACCATGATGTTGGTTTCTTGCAGTTTAAGATCGGTGCGTCAATCAACTGGGAAGACTCCAGTTTTGTTTCAAACAAGTTTATTGAATTTACTGAGCTTGGTGAAGTGTTAGATGGCGATCCTGAGTTCGCCCTTGTCTCTATCCTTGCTCCGCTGACTGGGGATAATGGCACCACCGTAGCAACAGACCTTTCCAACAATGCGCATGGGTCTGGCACGTTCGTTGATAACGCACATATAAGTGACGCGATCACACGTTACGGAGAAAACACACTACTACTTGACGGCACTAACGATATTGTTTGGTGGCCTACCGATCACTCTTTGCACCCTGCGCATGACCCCGGTGATGATGGGGCAACAGAGATAGGAAACTTCACAGTAGAGATTGATGTTTATTATGTCGTTGATCCTTCCACCAGCCAGACGATTGTAAGTAAGTATGATACCACTGGCGGCGAACGTCACTGGGACATGCGGCTAACTAGCGGCACTCAGATGGAGGTTCGTACAACTGATAATGGTAGTGGCGCTACCTTTGCTACAAACGGGGCATGGAATCCAGTAGCAGGTCAGTGGTACACGCTCTGCTGGGAAATATTTAGGGGGTATAATGGTGGTGTCAACGACGAATGCTATTTTTATGTTGACGGTGTTCTGACCATAACAAATACCGGAATAACTAATCACACGAACCTGTGGCAAGGGGATGTATCACCTCTACGTCTTGGTGCTTGGGAGTGGACTTCTGGACCTGTTGATTTCTTTGCTGGTCATATGGCAAATCTTCGTATTACAAAAGATTTTGCCCGGTACAAAGGTGTGTCTTACACACCGCCAACTGGTCCGTATCCGACCAGTCTCCTTGGTGGGTTTGTCGGTAGTAGCAATGAGTTCATTGTTGGTGATCCCGGTTTCGTAACTCGTGTTGATGGAACACGGATTGATATTGCAAACAACATTGGTATCAACTGGGAAGATTTTGCTGGTGATCCATCTGAGTTTCTGAACCTTTCCGCATCAGGTGCCTCTAGCAGTGTAGGTTCGGTTCTCGCAACAATCTTCACCAATCCCGGTGATGATTTTCAGGTATCCACAGATGGGGCTGTTACTTGGACCCCATCTACCAACGATCTTCGTTCAGGCACAATCGGCGTAACTGCTTATTCGCGAACACAAGGCAGATGGATTCGCCAAGATGGTGGTAGCGGTAGCTGGGGTCACTATAGTGATGATGATGCTCTAACTTGGACTGAGCTTGTGCCAACAGGTGGTCCAACCGATGGGTTCAACGGCACAATCATGGGCTACATTGATGAGCTTGAATTATGGTATTGGGGTCTTAATGGCTCTGGAATCTATTATTCGGTTGATGGGATTGCGTGGACGCAATCAGATTATCCAACCGGCCTTGCACCAACTTCCCTTTCTTGGTCACCGGAACAGCAACGTGCGGTGGTGACACCGAGCATCTCGAACAAAGCGTATTATTCTTCTGATCTGATTACATGGACAGCTGGTACGACCGACATAACGGCAGCACATGGGCAGTGGATATCGGCGCATAGTCATTTTCTAGCTGTTACGACTCAGACGGATACGTACACCTCGCCAGATGGTGATGTCTGGACGTGGCACGAGGACGCAATGCCGACTGGGATTACTCCTTCACAACAAAGCTCATCGTATTCACCAGCCTTAGATATTGTTGTGGTCGTTGATCATACTGGCACCCAACAGGTTGTTTGGTCGGACGATGGTGGTCTTTCGTTCACGCTCGGAACAGGTTTCTCATTAGTTGGATACGCGAATCCCATATGGGACGCGCAGCATGAAAAGTTTCTGATACACGAACATGGCACTAGTGCCAATGCCATCATGATCGAATCAACAGATGGGAAGGTGTGGACCAGTCTTGGCATCCCATTCGTGAGCGAGTTCGGCATAATAGACCTCCATTACGGTGAATCAGTCGCACCAAGTTTTACTCTTGATAGATTTATTGTCGGTGATCCTCTTTTCGATACCATCATTGACGGACTGACAACCAATATAACTTCAGCATCCACTGACATTGACGGCACACTGAATGTCGATGGAGCATCAGTATTCCAGTCCACGCTAAACTCAATAGGTGCTGTTGATTTCGACAGCACGTTGAACGTCGATGGGGCAGCTACATTTGTCACTACCCTGAACGCTCAGGGTGCGGTTGATTTTGATACTACCCTTAACGTCGATGGTGCGGTTGATTTTAATACTACTCTGAACGTCGATGGTGAGGCTTCTTTTCAGGACGACGTATCTCTCAGTGATGTGTCGGCTGTCAACTTCGACGCTAATGAGATGTTGGTTCTTGCCGCTGGTGCAATTGAAGGCATCCAAACAGGAGACCGTAACTGGAGCAGCGTTTCTCTGTTAGCTAACTTCGACGGAGATGACACTGACGCTTTTTATACATCTGAAGATGATGCACTACGAACAGCCACCTTCGTTAGCACTGCTCAGCTTGATACTGCTCAGAGTATGTTTGGTACAGCGTCATTGTTGTTGGATGGTATTTCAGACTATGTGACTTTCCCTGATTCTGCTGACTGGGAGTTTGGAAGTGGCGACTTCACGCTGGAGTTTTGGGTTCGGTTCAATGGTGATCCATCAGGGGGTAGCAACCAGACGTTTCTTAGCCATTGGGAGTCAGACGGAGATGAGAGGTCGTGGTTGCTTGGCTATCAAGGAGGAACAGATGAGCTTGCTATCACTACGTCATCCGACGGTACTGGGGGTGGGAATATAACCACGTCGGGCGCGTGGAACCCAGTCACCGATCAGTGGTATCACATCGCGGCTGTACGAAGCGGAGATGACATGCTTCTCTTTGTTGACGGCAGTCAAGTTGGAGCGACTGGTACGCATAACCACACTCTCAACCCTAACGCGGAACCCCTGATGGTTGGTGCGCTAGATGCTTTCGGTCCTATTGTTAATTTTGTTGATGGATGGATCGACAACGTTCGCATCACCAAAGGAGTTGCGAGATACACCACCACTTTCACGCCACCGACAGAAGCATACCCTGATTTCGATTCAAACTGGAGTAGTGTCGGCCTACTGGCGAATTTTGACCGTGCTGATGGCACTACAACCTATACATCTGAAGACGATACAAACCACGACTTCACTTTTTTCAGCACTGCCGAGATAAGCACCACTGAATCGAAGTTCGGTGGATCATCGCTGTTTTTAGATGGAGTTAGTGATTACGTAACAGTTCCGCATAATACTAATATCGGTGTGCTGAACGGCGAAGATATTACGATTGAGTTCTGGCTTAGGGCGACCAGCCTTATTACAAATTCTAGGACGATACTTAATAAGTCTGGTGTGCAAGGCTCTGTCTGGCCTAACTGGAACAGTTCGATGCAATCCGACGAGACTGTCAAATTCGGAATTTATTTTAATGGTGGAGCCATAAATGAAGTCTTTTCAACAACCTCTCTCGTGGTTGGCGAGTGGGCGCATATTGCGTTAGTTTGGGACGATCACAATGATACCGCGTACATATACTTCAATGGAGTTCTTGAGGATTACGATAAAGCAACCGGAACAATATTCGATAATGGTGCTGCGCTCTTTATTGGAGTACAGGATGCCGACAATAGACACTTCCCCGGTAACATTGATGATCTACGTATAACGAAGGCTGTACTGCACGGCAGGGTTCCAGTTCCCAGAGAAGAGTACACCCCGGCAGACGAACCAAGTGCAGTCCTGTTTAATTTCAACGGTGCTGATGCTGCTACGGCTTACACCAGTGAAGACGCTAGTGCGACTGTAGTCACCTTCTTTGGAAGTGCGCAACTAGATGACGCGAGCATTAGCCGACGCAATGGATCAACTGGGTTGCTGTGTGCAGCAACGACTGACTATGTGACGATCCCAGCGGCGAACGTAACACTAGGTAGCGGTGACTTCGGAATTGAATTTTGGACTAGAGCGACCACGAGCGTAGCCAGCAAAACTGTTTACGAGCAGAGAATATCCAACGCTGCTCAAGTAGCACCAACAATCTATACATCCGCGAGTAGTTTTTTTACATTCTTCGTTAATGGGGCAGATAGAATAACCGGGACAACGGTTGTCGTGATTGGTCAGTGGTATCACATAGTCGTACAACGAGAAAACGGCGTAACTAGGATGTATGTGGATGGCTTTCAGGAGGGTGAGCATTACGTTGATGCAAATAATTATCTCTCACAGCTAGTCACGTTCGGTGCGCGATGGGATGCAACTACAAATTCTTTTACAGGTTCGCTTGATGGGCTTAGAGTTCTAGTCGGCGCACCACTGTACCCGATTAACTTCACGCCGCCGACAGAAGCATATCCAACTGAAGACACATACTTTGGCAGTGTTGCCTTTTTGGGAAATTTTGACGGTGCTGATGGGGCTACCAGTTACACATCTGAGGATGGTGGACAACGGGTTGCAACTTTTGAAGGGAGCGCAGAAATTGATACCGCTCAGTTCAAGTTCGGAACTTCGTCAGCCTTCTTTGACGGCACTACTGACTGGATTCACTTCCCTGATTCCGATGATTTTTCGTTTGGTGCAGGCCAATTCACTGTTGAAGGTTGGTGGCGATTCAACGGTGATCCCGGCACTGGCTCTCATTTGCTCGTCGCTCACTACGACCATGTTGCAAATGAACGTAGCTGGCTTATAGAGCTTAACAACAATGAACTCTGGTGGGCATGGACTACAGACGGTAATCCGGGTACATACGCACAAATAGATACCCCGTGGAACCCTGTCGGTGATCAATGGTATCACCTTGCAGTTACACGAGATGCTAGTAATGATCTTCGTATTTTTATTGACGGCGTAGTGCTAACGACAGTAGCTAATGCTGTGACATATCATCCAGCAACTAGCACCTTATCGGTCGGTGGAACGGCGACAGGCAACGCTTCAATGCTAGGCTGGATTGATGAGGTCAGGGTTACTAAGGGTGTAGCACGATACACAGCTGCCTTCACCCCTGTGTCATCAGCATTTGTGGGAGCGCCTGCCGCTGGTGGGGCAGCTGCCGATTCTGTTTTTACTGTTGGTGACCCGCTTATAGTGACACAGATTGATGGACCGACAACTCAGGTAACAGGAGAGTTGGAGTTCCTCGGTAAGCTGAGCGCGAATGTAACGACTGTGATCACGACCACTCATACGGCAGCTGATGAGCATGTGATCTTGGTTGATGATGACACAGCAGCAGCTACTGTTACGGTGACGCTGCCAGCCGCAGCGACAGCAAAGACTATCTATCAGATTAAGAAGCTCGGCACGACAGCGAGCGTGATTATTGATGGTGATGCCAGCGAGCTGATTGACGGCGCTCTCACTATTACCTTAAACGCACAGTACGAATCAGTTATGCTGGTCTCGGACGGAACATTCTGGAGCATCATCTAATGTCTTATTCCCCTTTTAGTGATTACAACATTGAGGTTCGGCTTGGCAATATCGCTGGTCGCTCAATGGTTGATATTAGTGGTCACAACGAAGACCTCGGCACAACCAGAACGACCGTGGCACCTACACTGGACACGCTCGATATTGATCAAAGCGACCTGACGACCACACCCGCAACTGTCGATGTTGCATCTACAGAGAACGTAGAGGACGTTGATACGACTGGCACAGGTCTGAGGTCACTGACATTGTTTGGGCTTGACGCTTCTGGCATAGCACAGTCAGAGACGATCCTGATGAATGGCAATACCGAGGTACTCAGCGGTCTCACGTACTCGGCAGTGCTTGGCTGGGAGGCGCTTACTTGGGGTGCCACTGGCTTCAATGAGGGGGTCATCTGGGTAGGCAACGGCACCTTCACCACTGGTGTTCCAGCGACCAAGTACTTTTCCGGTGACATCGGACACAATAATGGACTGTCAGCCTATTACGTTGTGCCAGCAGCGAAGACGCTTTTACTGCAACAGATCGTGGTTAATGCGACCACCGCAGCAGCGGCAGTAGAGATTTTTATTGAGACCAGCTCAGATGGGGCTATCTGGTTTACTCGACCACCTCTTGGCTTCGATGCTGGTGGGGTGATCACCTCACCCATCATTGGCATGGCTGGTCTTGTGGCAGGAACGCACGTCAGGATACAAGGGGTAGCTTCAGCAGCAGCTACTGATACGACAGCCATCTTGAGCGGAATGTTGATAGACGACTAGGAGAACGAAGATGATGAATTTGATTATTGGAATGATCGCTGGAGCAGTCATTATTATGCTGCTACCACCGAAGTATGAGGACTGGCTTCGCCAGTGGATTATCACACAGTGGCAAAAACTTACCAAAAGGGGGTAGAATGACTACCATAAAGATCAGACAGGCTAAGCCCTTAGATGCTTCCAATATCGCTCGACTCTTGATCGAGTGCCATGAGGAAGGTAGCGCTTACCCACCAGTCGATCACACCATCGGACTTCGATGGATAACACGGACCCTAGAACATGGCTACGTTCTTGTAGCTGATGTGTCCGGCAGACTGGTGGGAACACTGGCTCTCACCAACTATCAGTTTCCATGGTCACCCAAGTGGTACATGTACTTGGAGTGGCTCTATGTGCAGAATAAATTTCGTAAAGGTGGAGCATTCGAGGCGCTGTTGACAGCCACTCACGCTCACGCAGATGAAGTTGATGCACCGATAGTTGCCGGGGTATCGGCTGCTGATGCAAGGGTCATCTTGAAGGACAAGATGTTCCAACATCACGGCTATAAATATCTCGGTGGCGACTTCATCAGGAGTGAAGCCAGTGGGCGGCAAGAAAACCAAGCAGACGGACACGTACACACCACCATCGTGGGTTGAAAGTAACGCACAGCTTGCCAATCAGATTGGCAGCAGGATCGGCACCAAGGAATGGGAAGGCTATAGCGGCGAGCGTGTAGCAGGTCTATCTGAGAACGAGCAGATGGGTATGCAGCTGGCGCGTGACAATGTTGGCATAGCTCAGCCGTATTACGACAAAGCTGAAGGCGCTCTTGAGAGCGGGATGCAGTCGTGGGCTGATGCCGACCAATCCAAATTCATAAACCCGTACATCAAAGGTGCATTGGACCCGGCAGCTCGTGAGATACGAGAGCAGGGCGCGAGAGATATTAACGCGCTTGAGGGTAGATCAGCGTCCATGAATGCCTTCGGTGGCAGTAGAGCGGCTCTGGCTCAGTCTGAGGCACGTAAGAACACCCTGCAAGGTGTCGAAGACCTGTATGGCAAAGGTTACGCCGCTGCCTACGAGTTCGGCGCTCAGATATTCGGTGATGAACGTACTCGCGATCTGGAAGCGGCTGGTAGATTCCAGTTACTCGGTGGAGCAGTTCAGGACTCATCACAAACAGACATCTCCACCTTAATGACAACGGGCGCTACTGATCGCGGTATTCAACAGTCGATTGCAGATTTTGATTTTGCTCAATTCATGGAGGAACGAGACTGGGATTGGAAGCAGCTCGCAGGTGTTGTCTCTGCCCTTCAGGGTACTCATGGGTCGTACGGCACTACCTCCACCAGTGAGACCGAGCAGAGCGGTGGAGAAGGTATGCAAGCGCTTGGCATGATCGCACAGGTGGTCGCGGCTATGTATACAGGTGGAGCATCAACAGTAATAACTGAAGGACCCATTGGCGGCTAACGGAGTTCAACCATGGTTATGAAAGACCCATTGGTAGGGGCACTACCAGAACAAACAAACATGGCATCTCAGCCTTTGACTGGGTTGCCATCATCCATGACTGGTGGTGTTGGTACAGGCATGATCCCACCTCAGTCAGGGCAACCCGGTTTAGCTCCTGCACCATCTCCCAATAGTACGCAAGTTGGTGGCGCACCCCTGTCCGGCAACGACGCAGACACTCGGCAAGCTGGTGCAGGAGCTGATTTCGATTTAGTAAAAGATCGCGGAAAACCTGATGAGTTCCATGCGAACAATCTGCTTGAGGCAGGCTCTGAAAAAGCCACTCAACTGGCAACAGATATAGCAGGTGGAAACCGCACTGGTGATGGCATGAATCAGGAGGACATCAACAGGGAGGGTACTCGCGCCAATGTTGCCATGGGAATGGACACTCAAGCGAAGGCTGATGCAGTTGTAACTCAAGTGGTTCTTGACCCTCTCGCGAAGACGATTAAGGCAGAGATTGCGAGTGATGATATTGATCCTGAAACTGGTCTTACCCGTCAGTCTCAAACCCAACTACAGGTCAGTGGTGCCGAATCATCAAAGGACGTTGAGACTCAGGTTGATGCAGCAGCTAAGCGTACTGGCATCAAGGACAAGGGAGTTATAAAACGAACCAAAGAAGCCATGGTCAAATGGTGGAAACTTGGTAAGGATAACCCCAACACTGAAGAGCGAGAAGACCAAACGGTACAGGTCACCAACTTCATGGGAGGCATGAACAGGCAAGAGCTTGGCATGTTCGTATTCCAGTGGGGCGCTATGTTGATGGCGAACTCCAGTGAGGGTTTTGGAGCCATGGGTACAGCTAGTCTTGGTGCGATGCAAGGACATCAGGGTCGTAAGGCAACCGAAGCAGCATCTGCTCTCAGTGCCGAAGAGATGGACATCAAGCGACGGAATGCTACTTCGTCAGAGGAGACAGCTGCGGCTGCAACAACTCGTGCTGAAGCGTATGCGGAAGGTATGGGTGCGGTGCGTGGTGGCGTAGGTGAATGGAAGCGAGAGTTCTACAGATCAATTGGCTGGTCTGATGAGAAGATCGCACAGGCTGCTGAAGGCATCCTAACGACAGAACAGCTGTTCGATGACGTATCAGCTGGACTGAGAGATCAGCGAGCTGAGGCTGCCGCCAAGGAGACCATGAATATGCCAGATAATATGAGGCGTAAGACTGCAATGCCTGATGGTACAAAGGTTCCAACGGCAGACCTAACTGACCAGCAGATCAATGATCTTGCAACAGCATCGACACAGAGTTCGATTAAAGCACGTGGTGCATTGGGTGGCGCAAAGCCGGGAAGCTCAGCGCTGAATAAGAGCACATCCGATTACCTAAACGAAGCCCAAACTAACGACGAGTGATAATACGTGAGCGTATCGCGAGAGCAGATCGAACGAGCATTGGAGTCGGCTAAGCAGGATAATAACCAGTCAGCCGTCAGCGAGCTTCAGGGAATGTTGGAGTCTCAGCCAGCCGTACCAGCAGGGTATCAACCCGGAGCGCTGAGCACTGAGGTTGGCGGCATCGATGCGCCGCCATTATCTCAGCCAACTGCGACTGAATCTGATATCGATTCATCTCTACAAGCTCGTCTCAATCCTGAGCCAGCACAGCCAAAACCAATGATGAACGATCGTGAGCGAGGAATGGCTCAGGAAACGTATGACGCTGATATGGAGCTAGTGAAGAGCGGCGCTGCCAAACCGACACAAGATCAGCTCGATGAATTCATGGGTGCGAAGATGGGCAACACCCCATGGACTGATCCACTTGGTCGGCAGGTTGTTGTCGATCAGAAGACTGGTAAGGCACGTTGGTCTGCTCTGTCGCCTGACCAGATGGAAGAGTCTCTACGTCGTAAAGATCGAGGCAGCACAACAAAGGCAACGGCTGGTGCTATTGGTTATGGTGCCACTCGTGTTGGTGGTGCCCTGCTGGGTACTGCTGAAGCCGAGATATCACAGAACAATGCCTTCCAGCAGTTCCTACTGACAGGTGACAAGTCACTGCCAAAGTCTGAGCAAGATCGCATCATGGGGCTGGCACGCGAAAAGTACGGTGACGATGTTGACCCCGGATCAATCCCCGCTGGTCAGGTAAAGAAGTGGATCGACATGAACCCAGAGAATGATCTGGCGTTCAGGAATATCGCTGGTGATGAATGGTGGGAAGAGCGCAAAGAGTTCGCTGCCAGACTGGGTAACCGCATTAGCTCAGTGGTCCCTCGTATGCCAGTCAACCTCTTCGGTGCTGATGATCCCATTGGTGCGCTGACAGGTCAGGATGCGTACGAAGGTATTGACTACACTGGCAAGAGAGAGCCGTCATTCCCCGGTGCGTCAGAGATGATGCAAAGCTGGGAGTCAGATGCAGACAAGGGCACCGGAATCTATGAGGGTGTAATCCTGCCGCTTGTGAAGCGTGAAACTGGAAAGTCACCAGCACTACATGCGGAGGAGTTCTCAGAAGGATTCATTGACAAGTACTACGATGAAGAGCAGCTCGCTGAGAGAGAGATGCCGATCTTCTCTGGTGATGTGGAGATCAACAGCCTTGGCGACATCCTGAACTCCGATCTATACACGGACCCGAACAGTAAACTGATGAACCCTGAAGCGTTGTTCCTGATGTTCATGGAAAACGCACCTGAGCTTGGCGTTAGTTTCGCCGTCACTCGTGGTGCTGGTGCTGCTGGTGCACGTGTTGGGGCACGTGGTGCTTACGGTCAGACCGTTGAACGAATGAACAAGGCGCGTGAAACAGCAGCTGGTCGTAGTGGCATGTTGGCTGGTGGCGCAACAGAAGGCGTGCTGGTCCAGACTCATGTTGAGAATGAGACCCGGAAGATACTCGATCAGATTCCCATTGAACAATGGGAGAGCAACGAATCGTTTCTGGCGATGGTTGAGGCAGGCTTAACTCCAGAGGGCGCTAAACAAGTCCTCACACAGGAGAAGGCGAGCAAGGCTGGCACCAGTGCGGCTGTAGTCACCATGTTGTCTGGTGCTCCAATGAACCGACTGATGGCTAGGAGCGCAGCTGGTGAGTTGATGCAGAAAAATGTAGCGGCACGACGCACTGTCGGCGCACTCGGTGAGCCACTGACTGAAGGTGGTCAGGAAGTCATGGAGATGCTACAGACAGAAGCGGCTGTTCGTCCCATTGATCCAGACAACCCTATCTTCGCTGACCCGAATCGCTACTACGAAGCGTTCGGTGGTGGTGCTTTAATTTCAACTCCGTTTGGTATCTCTGGCGTAATGCAGCCCGGAGCACCAGTTGGTATTGATAAGGCAGACCTTGCTGCCATCAGGTCAACATCTAATTACATGAAGGCGACCAACGAGCGATTCAAATACGAAACCATGCTCTCCGATCCAGAGCATATTGCAGACACGTCACCGAACGAACGTCTTGCTGAGCTAAACAAACTTGAGAAGCTCCAGTTGGTAGAGTCAGAGTCGATCCTCAAGGCTGAACCCAGCATGAGGAAATTCCTTCAGAAGCAGAACACACGTACTGCTGAAGCCGAACTGAAGATGCTCAATCGCTTGGTGATGCGTGCGAACGCAATGAAGAACGACATCGCTGTTGCTCGATCAAAGCGCACTACGGCAATGGAGATGCGTGACGCTGAGCGTGAGGTGATGACGGATCGTGCTGAGCTTCAGAAAAAGGTCAACGATCAGGTCATTAAGCTCGAAGATATTCAGAGTCTTACCGCAGCAATCGAGTCGGTACAGGAACTTGGTTCTGTCTCACCAGAGCAAGAGCAGTCTCTAATCAAAGAGGGATACGCGAGGCGATCAAAAGAAGGTCAGCTGGTAATCTTGCCAAAGGGCAGGCGTGCCACGAAGGAGCTTAACCGACAGGCACGTGGGTTACAGGACCGTCTGGAGAAGGGTTTCACTGGAGATGAACGCAGGCAGGGTGAGAACCTCCTTAAGCGAGACTTAGTTGATTCCGCTGGTCCGGTTGAACGCGAGTCGATGCTGTATCAGGACAACCTGACTGGTGCACAGAACCGAAGAGCATTCAATGAGCGTCAGGAACATATAGACGTTCGCGAGGGTGATGAGAAGATAGAACGTGTTGGCGCAGCGCCAGCTATCGCTGCGGTTGATGTGGACTCTCTGGCATGGGTGAACGACAACATGACTCACTCATCTGGAGATCGTTTGCTGGTAGCCGTCTCAGACGCGCTGAGCAAACAGAAGGGAGTAGAGGTCTTCAGGTTAGGTGGTGATGAGTTCGCCGTTACAGCAGCCTCTCAGGAGGCGTTGGAGACCGCTATGCAGGCAGCGGCAGCTGAACTTACAGAGACAGAGATCATCGCTGGCGAAGATGTCGTTACACCGCAGATCACATGGGGTAAGGGCGAGACCTATGCTGAGGCTGACGCTGAATCCCTGACCATGAAAGATGATCGCACCTCTCGTGGTATTACCGCCAAACGCAAAGAGAAGGCAGCGACGTACAGGCACCGTGCTCAGCAGGGATTATTTCAACTGGACAGTGAGGCGGCTCTGCCACGTTATTGGCATCGAGTCAGAGGTCAGGTTGAACGTGGAGACAGCGTTGAAGTACTCACGCCTGATGGTGCGGTGCAGGGTGTAGTCACCAAGGTTACGAATAAGCGCGACCGACCACGGTTGACAGTCAATATTCAGGGTAAGGACTTCCTGTTCAACCCACGAAGTAATCACCTGATTATTCCAAAGACAATGAGTCCTTCTGACCTCGCATGGATCACTGGTGATGCTGAGTACGCGCAACCCGATCGCGACACATTCCCGCAGGTGCTATCTGATGTCCAGATTGGACACCTTGGTAAGGATGGAAACTGGTACGCAGACCTTGCTGATGACTTTGAATATGAGTCACCAACACCGTGGTGGCAGGAGATGTACCCGCAACACAACTTCCATCCTCAAGTGCCGTTCATGCCAAAGGAGATGGAGGCATTACCATCTGAGATAGCGGTTGCTGAGACTGTTAAAGAATCAATATCTGATGGCATGGGAAATATGCCTGAAGTTCATATTGTCAAGAGCATTAGCTGGCTGAAAAAGAATTACCCATCTGTGGTTGAGCAGATCAGGGATGAGCTGGTTGCGTCCGGTGGTAGCGGGTCATTCAGTGGCGTGCGCGGCTACATGGATCACATCAATCCTGAGAATGGCGTATTTATTTTTCCAGCACATATTGGTGGCATTGTTGGTGGTGAAACCTACGAGCAAAACGTCTTGGAGACTGTTTATCACGAAGTGATTGGTCACTGGGGTGTTCGCGGTACTTTTGGTCATGAAGCAGCTCTACGACCATTCATGAATGAAATCGTTGATGCCTTCCCTCGGTTATCTGATTTCTACTCAAGCACCCTCAGTTTGGATAAGAATAATCCAGAGCAGAAGCAGGTGCTCGGTGAAGAAATGGTTGCTTACCTTGCTGGTCAGGTTAAGGCCGGGAAGATTTCTTTTAATGACAAACAAAGAAACCTCTGGCAGCGCTTCATCGCATGGATAAAAGAATTCATGGTTCGCAGGAGGCTGGATAGATTTTCTCCTGTGAAAAAGATGGTCACCTTGCATGACAGTAAGGAGGTCTTCTGGAATGACGACCGGGTACAGGACTTACTGGCTCATTCGAGAAACTTTGTACGTCATGCCAACGGCATCAGCTGGACACCATTGAGTGAGTCTGTTGAGACCTTTATGCGTGACGGCGAGATGTTTCAAGCTGGCTTCATTACAGCAATGAAGACTGCAACATTTAAGCCCAGCAACCGAGAAAAGAATGAGCTGGCGAAGCGTTACGGTGGCAAGGAAAATGTACCTAGCGAAGTGCCGATGTTCCCTGATGACGCTAGTCCGAATGCATGGAAGCAGCTCATCATTAAGGCGCAGAAAGATAACTGGATGACTGGGCGAGAGATAGAGTTGTCCGGCCTCAGTGATAAAGCAAACTTCAGTCTGTTCCGTGATGGCACCTACGGCACGCTGGAGCGATACATGCGTCAGCTCAACAACGGTTTCATGATGCCAAGATGGTATCAAGGGATTGTTCCTGCTGATGTAGCAGCAGAGCTTGATGCAATTAATGATGCGATAGAGAAGAACCATATCGAAGGTCCTCTCGCAGCTTCAGGGAGTCAGCGCGGAGAAACTGGTCTGGAATACGAGATAGTGGCTCGCCCATCAGTCAATGAGGTCAGCGCCGAACTCATGCGTACTCGTATCGCAGAGATCATGTCGCAGAAAATGAACCCAAAGAAGACGCGACTGACGAAAGAATTAATGATGGCTCACATGCTGTCTGAGAATGCCTACCGAGTCTTTGTTGAGAAGCAGGGTGGTCATCCGGGCATTACTCTTACACAGGCACAAGAAAAGCTGTTCGGTACATTAACAACTGAGGAAGTAGACGCTCTTACCAACGAACAGATGCAGATGGTTAAAGATGAGGTGAAGCGAACCAGAGATAAGGGCTATGACATTGGCTACGATCGTGACACAGATCGCTGGTTGGATTGGGCGGCTCACACCACGGAATATTCAGAGTGGTCACCACAAGGTTCTCGAACAAATAGAGACTTTCGTGTCACTCTAATCAAGAGTGAAGGTGCTGGTGGGGAGATGGGTTACACCGGACACTATGATCCAAATATCATGCACGTCAGGACTGGTGTTGCTGAGCTTCTTAACTGGGATGGTATGCCAGAGCTTGAGTATCCGAACCCGGCTATGAAGGGTCAGATGTTATCACTCATCGAGCTTCAGTCTGATTGGTTACAGAAGCTGCGTAAGGGTTTCAGTAGTCGTGGCAGTAGGGATGAGGCAACTGAAAGTGCGCAAGAAAAACGCACTCTCCTTAACATGGTTGGCGATCAACTTGGTCGTGGAATATCTGAAGATGTATGGGCTGTTGTTGAGTCATCAATTATGCCGATCATTGACCTTACTGATGGCACAACTGGCAAGGAGAATGACAGCTCTCCATTATTCGCTGAGATGCAACAGCTTGCAGTCACTGATACTGGCAACTCTTGGGAGACCCTTTCTCCTGACCAGAAGCGTGAGGTCTGGAAGAAGTTCACCGTTCAGAAGTTCGACCTTATTCGTGAAAACTTCACTGTGGCAAGAAACAGACTTATAGAATACGCAGATAGTATGCCGAAGATAACCGATCTTGCCGGGTCAATGGACGCTCGTGCTTTTCAGGCTCTTGATGCGTATGCCGCTAAAAGGGTATCGAACGCAATGCTACTGGAGTTCGAGCGACTCACAGATAGAATACAGAACAACTTGCGTTACGCCGATACCCAAGTTGAAATGGAAGCATTTCGCGACATCATACAGCGCAATCATGGTAAGGCGTTTGATCGTTTGGCAAGCAATAGTGATTACGATGAGGGGCTTCGGTTGCCAATGGCTGAGTATCTGCTCAGACCTATGCTTGAGATTACGTATGATGCGATCGGTGCTGATGAGACCAAAGTCGCAGAGCGTATGTCGGGGCTTAAGACTCGCGAGATGGCAACCGTTCGGGTTCCAAACACTGTGTTACTGGATTTGAATACTGCCATGACTGGCAGGTGGGACCCAGTTCATCTAATGAATGAGATGATGTCTGCCAGCCGTATTAGCAGGCACAGCGATATCGCTCCGGGTGGCTTGAGTCTTACGGCTGTAAGTGCTGGTGATGAGTTCGTTGATGTCAAAGTTGTTGGTAATAAAGCGGATGTCAGTAAGGCGCAGGATTTAATTCCCAAGCTGATTGAAACGTGGGTAGAAGACCATGGTGCTGAGAAAAGAAGCATCAACATACGGGAGAGAGCCAACCGCACCATCAGTCAGGATGTTGATGGCGACTACTCATTCAGTGAGCTGGAGAGCGAGTTTGATCTTGAAGAAGAAGATACCTCTGGCGAGCAAACAGAAGCGATGCGTGACGAAGGAGTTGAGAGCTTCTATAGTTTTGAGGAAGATCAGCTGAGCGATATTGAGATGGAGCTTGTCAATTATGCCTTTGAGAATATGTCTGAGGGAGATTGGGATGAACAAGAACAGTATCACGAGGGTGTAAGTAGGCAGGGTGATACATATCGTGGTGAAGTCGAAATTGACGCAGACGGTGATGTTGACAATGCCGATGCAGAGGACAACCTGAACGAAGCGAGGGATGAGTACCGTACTGATGTGCTGTTTCAGGATGATGACATCCGTCAGCAGGCATCTGATCAGCTCCGCGAGCAATGGGACGAGCGTGGAGAGACAGCCCTGATTAAAGGACAGTTGCCGATAGCATGGGATGAGGACGGTAACTCAATCAATTCCGTTGAAATTATGATACGGGCACAGGACCCCGGTGACGCTTACGATATGTATATCGATGGGTCAGAAGAGGACTATGAGTCCGACCTTGAAACAGCCAAAGAAAACCTATCTAATATCATCAAGGAATATTATCGCAACGAGAGTATTCGCCCACCACCCGGTGCATTCTTCGGTCCTTCCGATGAAGTTGTTGCTGAGCGTGAAGAGCAGACAGAAGACTCCAATCCTCCGAATTGGGATATCGTCAAAGGCAATATTTCAGAGAACCTATCCATGATGAGCGATCAAGCTCAGAAGATGGATAAGGTTTATGAAGAACTCGTGGTGCTTAATAAGCGACTTAGCTATGGTGAGATTCACAAAGAGAGTCCTGTAGGAAAAGATGAGCAGTGGAGACCGCTGGCGCTGAAGTACCTGATCTCTGATGCGGTTCGTCGTGGACTTGGTGGGGTGATGTGGAACAACGGACTGTCATCGTCTACTCGTGGTGGCATGGGCCAGTCTGGCGTTAGATCGACAGAGCGAATCACATGGAGTAAGGAAAAGATTGGCATCCGTGGTGAGGAGCAAGAGGTCTATGTTATTCGCTATGCAGAGTCAGTTAAGCCAATGGTTGTTTCTCGAAACTCAATGATTCCTGTTCTTGGATCGGATGTAGCTCGCCTGATTTACATGCAGGAAAACGGCAAGCTGGAAGTTCCTTCTGCTACCCCTACAGAAGTTGCTGAGGCTCCAAGCGCTCGTGACGGTTACATCGTTGCTGACACAGACACCGACACAAGGGCGATATATCGCAGAAGCACGAATGGATTCGTTGGATTTGCAAGCAGTGAAGAAGCCATTGATACGCTTATATCTAATGACAGAATTCACAACCCGGATACGTCCACCATGGCTGGAGAGCAGGCAATGGATACAGCCGAGCCTCTTGGTGAGGTGGTGTCTAAGGGTGTGATTGATGAGGCTATGGCTGGTGGAAAAATTCACGTCATGGTTGGCGATAGAACAAGATCGTACGCGGCAACTTTTTCACGTCCCAGACTTGCTGGAGCGAGGCAGTCTTACGAAGACATCACGGTTCGCATGTGGAATAAAGAACTGAAGAAGTATGGTGTTCACATTAGCGACACCTTCGTCAAAGCCAAGGACATGAATAAAGCGATGACTGAAGAAGGTCAGGCATCCATGAAGTCGCCTAAGCGGGACGCTCAGATCGCTGAAGAGCACGGTCGTTTGTATCTCGCTGAGGTTACTGGTGGTATGCATAACTGGGTGGTCATGAGTGAAAAGAAAGGACCAGTCGTTAATGACGTGTTCACTGACCGTGATTTTGCACAAACCAGACTGACTAATTACATTGAAGAAAACTTTGGCAGTGATGCCGAAGGTGTGCAGGTCATGTACTTCCCTATCAATGAAAAGATGCGGGAAGAGTTTAGTGGTCCGGTTGCTCCATTCCATTACGATCCAACTCAAGACCCAGCCATGAAGTCTGCTGCCGAGAAGATTGGCTATAAGAAGAAGCCCTTAAGGGAGCGCTTCAATGAGTGGCGTATGGGCGCTCGTGCCGAAGCTACGCAGGGCGCACTTGATCAATTCCATGGACTGAAGAAAGCACTTAATGAGGCTGGTCAGAGTGATGGTGCGTACATCAGCGCTCGACTAACAACCTCTCTCGAATCCATGATGAAGGCTGTTCTAAATTACGGTCACCCAGTATGGAAGGACGGTATTGTTCAGAACGAAGGTAAGGGCTTACTCGACATCTTCCAGCCGATCCTGAATGATCCTGACACGTGGGGTCTGTACATGGCTGGCAAGCGTGCCAAGGGTCTTATGATGGAAGGCTATGCCTCACTCGAACCAGAGATGAGAGCAAAGATTGATGCTGCCGCGAAACAGTTTGGCACTGGGCCTGATAGCGTGTTCGAGGTGCTGGTGAAGTATCAGGCTATGGAGCTTTACGATCATGTTGAAGTTCAGGCAGGTGACCTGACCAATAGTGAGCGAGCTTCGCTGTCGAAGATTGAGAGTAAGTTCTGGGCTGACTTCCTACCACATACCAAGCGCGACATGCAGCCGAAGAAAGGTAGCACAACGAAGGCACCGGGTGGACGCTGGCAGATATTCGACTGGCGCGTACCGAGCCAACGAAACACGCAGAAGAACATCGACTCCAAGTACAGGATGGCGACTAAGGCGCTCATGGGTCGTGGCTATAAAGTTAAGAGCGAAGCAGACGCACGCAAGATCGTGGACAGGCTTACCGATTTGGCACTGACGAAACAGCAGCAGTCGAACGCTATGCGTGAGGTTCGGGTGCAGTCCAGTAAGGCAGCAGCGGCAGTAATTAGTAACGGTCGCGAGCATCTGTTTGAGGCACCAGAGATCAAGTCGATGGCTGCTCTGGGTGATAAGTTCCAGCACTTCAAGCGCGTTGCAAAAGACTATGCAGCGTTCAACAAGAAGATGCTCGACTTCGCGGTTGAGTCTGGGATTATCGATCCAGAGGGAAGGTCTTTATGGGAGAACGCTGACTACGTACCGTTCTACCGGGTAGATGATAATAGACTCTCTGGCTCTGGTATGTCACCTACCGCTGGCATCGCAAATCAACGGTCTCCAATCAGAAGATTACGTGGCGCTGATAACAGGATGGGCGACATCATGGGCAACATCATGATGAACATGACCAAGCTGGTTGATGCATCTGTAAAGAATAATGCTGCGGTAGAGTCGGTTGATGCACTTCGCGGCTCAGGAATTATCTCCAAGAAACCGATGGAGTGGAAACCTGAAATGATACCCATGAGCCAGATGAAGAAAGTGCTGATCGACAAAGGTGTAATTGTTGCAGAGGATAAAGAGGGCATCCACCTCAGTGACATCCCTGAAGAAGCGCTGACTGGAATGCAGAAGATGTTCGCCATGAAGGCACCGGAAGGTGATGGCGTTATCAGCATCATGCGAGATGGCAAGAGAGAGTATTACTACACTGACGACATGCTGCTGTATCGATCAATGGCTTCAATAAACAAGAAGCACTTCGGTGCATGGATGGCATTATTCAGTGCGCCGAAGCGGCTGCTGACTACGATGATAACGATTGATCCTGCGTTCATGATTTCCAACTTTATTCGTGACACAGGGTCTGCCTTTGTTATCGGTAGGGACAAGGGCAACCTCCCTGTACTGTCAGCTATCAAGGGATTCAATCAGGCGCTACTGGAAGACGAAACCATGCGTACCTTGGTGGGTGCTGGTTCCGCATTTGAGAACGGCTACATCACTGCTGGTGATCCGCGTAAGACAAAGAAAATGCTTAAGGCTGCAATGAAGAAGCGTAGCTTTGTGAACTCAGTCCTTGACTCTCCATTCAAACTGGGAAGGGCATGGTTGCACCTCGGTTCGTCCATTGAAAACTCAAACCGTATAGCGGTATATAACGCTGCGATTGCGGCAGGCAAATCGAAGAAGCAAGCCGTGTTTGAAGCGAAAGACCTAATGGATTTCTCCATGGGTGGCGATTACCCAACCGTAAGGTTCCTAATACAAAGCGTTCCATTTATGAACGCTCGTGCACAGGGCACCTATCGTCTTGGTCGGGGCATGAATGAGAACCCGAAGAGCTTCTCCATGAAGGGGATGCTGGTTGGGTTGGCTGGCATGGCTCTGTATCTTTCCTTCAAGGATGATCCGCGTTACGAAGCTCTGGAGATATGGGATAAGCAGGCTTACTTTCATTGGTGGATTGGTGACGTTCATTATCGTTTGCCAAAACCGTTTGAGGTTGGTGCTATCTTCAACACCATTCCTGAGATGTTTGTTGCTTACGCTTACAACAAAGAGACTGATGATGGTAAGACCTTGATGAAAGAGTTCGGGCACATGATTGCTCAGACCTTCTCGATGAGTCCAGTACCGCAGACGATTGCACCGCTTCGTGAGATGAACAACAACTGGAATTACTTCACGAAACGACCGATCGTCAGTTACTACGAAGAGAAGCGATTACCTCCTGACCAGTACAGAACCAGAACCAGTCCAACATTTATTGAGTTGGCGAAGCGTCTGCCCTCTGGTCTGGATACAGTCAGTGGCAAGATTCGGTCACCACTGCATCTTCAGAACCTGTATGCCGGGTATACCGGAACCATCGGTCGATACATGCTTCAGGGTGCTGACTGGATTACTGAGCGAGCGCTTGATTATCCACTGCCTCCGTCACCAGAGATACAGGATTATGCTGTGCTCGGCAGGTTCATGCGCGGAGATAACCCACCTCGTAGAACCAAGTACGAGACCGAGGTCTATAAGCTGTTGGAGAAGACGACAATGATTCAGGGGTCGCTCAGCTTCCACGAGAAGAGCGGCAACGTCGATGAGTACCTTTCCACCAACGAAGAGTACCTGCCGTACATCCAAGCGGCTGAGGCACTGAACACTGTTCGCGAGAATATTCAGGAAGTAAATAAAGCCATCATGGCGATCACCAAAGACCCTGAGAAAGATCGGGACCTTAAGCAAAAGGAGATCGATGAGCTTGAAGAGACTCGAAACTTCTTATTCAAAGAAGGCTGGAAGCTCCGACCGGGCGGCGAATACAATCCCAAGGTCGAGCCAGTTACTGAGAACCAGATCATGGACCTTATCGATAACTGGGGAGTCGATACTTCTGTTGCGTCACGCATAAAGAAAGATGCTCCTGACACTCATGGGTTGCTGGAGATGGTCAACAACGATATGTCTAAAAACAACCTCACTTCACTCGCTAGGGTTAATAAATAATGCCGTCATTCGGAACAACATCACGCGCTCAGTTGGACACCTGTCGTTCTGAGATCATCGAGACGCTGGAGATCGTCGTCATTGAGTACGACATCAAAGTGCTCGAAGGAGTGCGCTCGTGGGACAGGCAGGCACAGCTGCTTGATGAGGGTCGCACAAAGGTTGGACCCGGAGGGTCGGACCACAACCCACCAAAGCTGCCTGATGGAACTGAAGACCCGGACTGGAAGTCGAACGCAGTGGACGTAGCGCCGTACCCGATTGACTGGAAGGATGCACGTCGCTTCATATACATGGCTGGCATGATCATCGGTGTCGGTCGCACGCTTGGCTACGACTTCGGTTGGGGTGGCAACTGGGATGAAGATCAGATTATCCTTGATGATCAGAACTTCGATGACCTGCCGCATTTCTGGTACAAGGGGTTGCTCAATGAATAAGTGGGATCGAGGTGCAGTTTTACTGAATGCCTATCGGGTGTTTCCGAGAATCTGGTTAGGCACGTACTACCTGTTTTTCGTGTACGCATGGTTCTTTATTGTGAAGTGGTTCATCAGCTTCGATTGGAACCAGCTGCCTGATGATCAGATCGTAGGGTCGGTGGCGGCTGCTGCAATCGCTGGCTTTCCAGCAATCATCCTTGGTATCTTATCCAAAATACTGAAAGACCTGACGCAGAGTTACTGGAACGGAACGCCAAAGGTAGCAGATCAATGACTGAAATGATGATGTTTTTTATTGGGCAGTCGATCGTTATTATCATGACGATCGTTGGCACCCATGTGTCTACAAAAGTCGCGATAGCAAGACTGGAAGTCAGGTTTGATGGCTTGATGTCTGACCATGCGATTGCCAGAAGTGAGCGAGGCAAGCTCACCTCTCAGGTGAACGGCATCAGCCGCAACCTTGCTGCTGTTTCTGGCGAGCTGAAAGCCTGCCCACACCTACATGGGAAACCAACATGAATCCATACGTTATTGGTGGGGGCGTTGCCATCATCGCTGTCATGGGCTTTCTTCTCAAGGGTGCTTACGAGCGCAATGGTGAGCTGGAGGTAAAACTGAAAGTACAGGCTGAGCAGACAGTAGAGGCTGTTGATGCTAACGCCACGAACATGGGCACGATCAGGCGACTGGAGAAGCGCATCAACACCATGATTGAATCTCGGCGCGTGGACACGGTAGCACGTGAACGGCTGCTGGTTGAGCGCGAGGCAGACCTACTGACAGCGAGAGCTGAGAACGACATACTAAGGGAAGCACGAGAAGATGAACAAGATGAGAATGCTGACTGCAAAGACCTTTCTGGTTTACGGGTTGATTTTTTCTGTCCCGCTACTGCTGATCAGTTGCGGCAGCGATCCAGAGGTCCGGGTAGTAACGGAGACGCAGACAGTAATTGAGCAGGTCGAGGTCTACAAGGAGCTGCCAGTTAACCTGACAGCTCCTGTAGCGTACCCTGCTGGGCTTGATGAGGAATTTACGGTCGATGACCTGTTCGACCTGATCTTCAGCCTGTACGACGCTCTGGATCAGGCTAACAATGACAAGGCTGATGCTGGTGAGCTGACGGCACCTTCTTCCGAATCTCCTCAGTAGAGGAGATCATGTGATCGCCATGGAGATCGCAGCGCTGTGCTGTCATCTGGTCTGGACTAAAGGTCTGGACACACCCGCACCCGAAGGCGATGTGGATAACCTTCTCGTACATTGGGAAAACTTTATCAGTCAACGTGTTCATATTCACACCTTATGTGAATATAACTGACAGATCAACCCTCTGAGAGTTCCTCAGTAGCCTTCAGGCGCTCGATTGACACAGTGGTAATCTCGCCTTGCAGGAACTCGATCAGCTCCTGTAGCAGCTCAGGGCGCTGCTCTGGGGTCCTACGCTCCCTGATCCTGAGCACCTCTCCCTGAATGAGGTTGCTTATGTGGATGAAGTCAGCCACGGACCAATCTCATCTGCGACTTGGTGTGGCGATCGAAGGCTCCCTGTAACGAGCTGAGAAGGTCACCACCAGTCTCAATCTTAAACGGTATCCTGAGATTGCTTGGTCCCTTGTAGACTGCCTTACCCTTTGTGACTCGTGCAGAACCTGTGGTGGTGAATGTGTTTGATGTGCTTGTCGAGGTGGTTGTTCCTGTATTCCAATAAACCATTTCGTCTTTTCCTCTTGCTAGGTCCATGCCCATCATCTGTCTATCTCTGAACGGATCGAAGCGCATTGCCACCCGGTCCTGACCAGCGTGTCGATACGCCTCACCTGTTCCCTCACCGTAGCGATAGTCAAGGAAGCGTATAGGGTCCATCTGGAATTTCTTGAAAGTCCAGTTGTTCATGCATATTTTCTGCACCTCTTCGTGCAGTTTATGCTTGTCGCAGACCCACGTGTCGATGTCGGTATCGAATGCGTGTTCGTGCTTCCAGAAACCCGAAGCCAACCGTCTGGCTGACTCCGGGTCCATGGTTCGCGGATCAATACCCTTCCAGTGTCCGGGCGTGATCGTCGCCATCAGGCTTTCGTTTTTTCTTTGATGTCCTTGGTGATCGCCATGGATACATCAGGCAGTCGCGTGAGAACTTCGGTGTACATCGACTTCAGTTCGTCGCCACGTTTCTCCAGCTGATTTTCCAGCTTATCGCGGTACTCATCCTTGGTCTTGCCCACCTCAGTGATGATCTTCTTCTCGGCTTTCGTCTCCGCTTCAGAGATGCGCTTTGCGCACTCAGCATCGACAGACTCTTCGCGCATCTTCAGCTTGTGCGCGATCATCTCTTCGCTCATCTGCTTTGTTTGTTTGAGCTTCTTATTCTCGCTGACCAGCCCAGCATTAGAGTCGAGCAGCTGGTCACGTATATCGCTGAGGCTGAGAACTCTCTTCTCCAGCATCTGTACCCTCGCGTCGAGCCTTACTACATTTCTTTTATTGAGTCCGAACATTGTTTTCTCCTATTGTATTCCTGCACACTGAACCCGCTCTGCGGGAAACATGAATGTGCGTGTCGTACCGTTAGTAATTCGGTACATGGTTACCATTCTGCTACTTGATTTTATGTTCTGGCGATAAGCGAGAAAGGTTCCCTCTACTCGCTCGACAGTGCACTCATAACCGTAACTGTCCTCACTGGCGCTATTGCAACCAGTGAGGACAATCATGGCAATTACGAAGCAGA